AGCGCCTAACACTAGTTTCCATTCGCTTACGCCCATGTCTACTAGCTGGTCTACGCCTATCATGCCTGCGGTAGCCTGTATAAAAGTGCTGATAACTCTTTCTAATAAATCTTTGTAATCAATTTGCATATAATTTACTCCATGTTTGTTTGCCGCATAGCCCATCTACTACAAGGCCTTTGCTTTTCTGGAACTTTTTAAGTGCGCCTATGGTCTGCGGTCCTGCGATGCCGTCTACCGATAACTTAAAACCTTTTTTATTTAACTGTGTTTGCATCATTTTAACATGAGCGCCCCTGCTGCCCTGCTTCACTAGTCGCGTTGTTTTCGCTGGCTTCTTCGCTGCTGGTTTCGCTTTTGGCTGAACTTTCGTTATGCCATTGCGATGGTTTTGGACCCAATCAAATAACACATTGCCAGGGCATGTTGTGCTGGCTAGTTCTCTGTGGCCTTTTACCCATAGTTTAACTGTGTAGCGTTTTTGTATGTCAGCTATTAGCCATGTAAGACTTTTTTGTGTTTTTGCTGGTATGGCTTTATTGCCGTCGCCGGTGTAACAAATGCTTTCTGTTCGACTGTTGTACGGGCGTGTCGCTGCTGAAATAACGCCTGCGCCCCTGCCTTCGTAGATTACGCCTTGTTCGTCTATTAAAAAGTTGTAAGCGATGGCGTTCCACCCGTTGGCATCCATGTGGTGGCGTTCAAATGCTTTAACGGCTGTAACCCCTTTAGGCCCGTTTTTAACTCCTGAATGATGCACGGCGATACCTACAACACGTTTTTTGTTTAAGGGCGTTAAACGGCTTTTTGGCCCTCGGCTGCCCCATTCACGGCGTGTAAGTATTTTGCTCATGTTGGCTCGTCTGGGAAGTCTACGGTTTCGGCTGGTGTCCATGACGCTGGGAAGTCTCGAAGTTGTTGTCGCCACGTTGCGTATGCTGCCTTATTACTAATCGGATTATCTGGCGTTTGTGTCCAGTCGCTACTAGTTAATAAACGGTTTCGGTGTTTACGCATACGGCTAATGAGTGAAGCGTTAGAAATAGCGCCTGATTCATCCCATTGTTTGTTCCTTAAGTTAATTGCCATTAGTCCGCCTGATAAATCATTAGAAACCTGAACTGGTCATCTGCTGCCCATGTAAAAGGGTGTGATGCGCTAACGTCTTCTTGTGGGTCACGGTCTGCGGTCATCATTTTAATACTAGTTCCAGAAATATAACCGGCCACCGCGTAGCTTTCATCATCTGATTCATCCCAGACATAACCGCCGTTAATCGTGCCGGTTACTGATTCGCCTGATTCTTCAACTACTGGCTGGCTGATTGTTAAGTCGCCGGATGGGGTAGCGTCCAGAATGAATTTCATTTTGCAAAATACTAAACCGTTGACTTGGCAGTATTTGGCTTTTGTTGTTGCGCCTGACCAGTTCACGGTTGGGGTCCATGTTTCCCATGCGCCGATACTGTTTAATTGAGCTGCTGTTAAGACTGCGCCAGCGCTGAAATCAAAAGGGTTTGCCATAATACTATCCTAACCTATTCGTGCCAAGTACACCGATATTAGCATTATCTAACGTTAAACTCTGATTATCGTTAGCGGTAGCCAGTCTTAAAGTGATTGTGCTACTAGTAGGCGTGACATGTATTTGCCTGCCGGTGATGACACTTTGGTAGGTGCTAGCTGAGCTAGCGCCGGTGGGTGTGAATGTGACGCTAGCGACTGACCATAAACAAGTACTGACGCTTAAAAAATCGGCGTAGTTTTGTCGGCTGCTGCTATCCATTTGTTCGTTTACTGCTTCTAATGTTACGGTGGCGGTTTGCGCCGTGAATTTCACATCTGCGAAGCGTTTAATCCAAAAATTGCCGATAACGCTTTTTTCAGTATCTGTAGCGCCGCCTAAAACAACGGGAATAGTTTTACTATACGTAACGCTTCTAATCCCTAACGTGTCCTGGCTGGTCGTGTCATTAACGAACGTGGCTGCTGAACCGCTAGCCGGTATGTTCGCTTGTATTTGTGCCTGGTTTACGGTGTCTACCGTGTTGTATTGGGTTGAAACGTTGCGTACGGGGAATTTGTCAGCTGTTTTGTCGCCGGTTAATTCAAATAAGCGGTAGTAATTGGTGCTTGAAACTGTTTCTTTTGTTAGTAAACGATTTAAATACGCTGCGTTTAGGGTCCATTTGGCTGCGCTGCCGTCATACGTGGCCGTAGTTGGGAATAACACCGCCGGTCCGCTGGGTAACACTTGGTTGCTGATGTAGTCGCGTGCTGTTCCATCGTCAAATGTGTCTATGATCCCTGAATAGCCTATTGGGTAGGTGGCGGTTTCTGCTGGGTCCACGTTGTTCTGTTTACTTACTGCGCATACGGTGGCGTTTGTTGCACCGAATTTAGGGAATGGTACCGCGTCTATGCCTGATGGCACGCCGTTAATAATATCTTGGGAGATTGCGTCTAGTGTGCCGTAACTGGCGCTGGTTTCATCTACTGCGGTTACTGCGTCCCTACCGGCGAACGTGAACGGGTCTGCGAGTGTTAGCATTAGCGTGGCGTTGCTGCCATCGTCTGTGAAGTCCATGTCTATGACGACCATGTATGCTACGTCAGCGGTGGTAGTTGTTGAACCGTCATTAATGTCACACGTTACGCGTATGATTTTATTAAACCAGGTGAAGTTTTGATATGTTCCGCCACCTGACGGCGTGAATAGGTTCCCTGTGTTGTCTAGGTGCATGTAACCGCCGAACGTTGCCATTCGGCCTATGTCGGCGTTTTGGTGGATGCTGAACCCTAGTACGCTGCTAGTTAAATCAGTGGTTGTGGAAGCGTCTAAGAATTCGATTTGCCAAGTGTGGGTGCAGGTCATTTTCTTACTAGGTTGTTGGTGGCTAGTGGTATGCTGCCGTTTCTTCTTACGTATGCTTCTAGGGCTGCTACGATGTCGTTTCCGTCTGCGCCTGCTGGCATGTTTATATTAATTGTGGTTGTTCCCATACCGCCCATACCGCCCATTTTGGATAAAGGAACTATTGCTTCTGGGCCATTTTCTGCGACCATTGCTAGGCCTTTATTCATTATTATCCCACCGTCAGCCCTATTGAATAAACCGCTTACTAAACCGACCCCTTGGGTAGCGCCTCTCCAGATTTGCCCTAATGGGGAAGCGCTCACCGCGCCTTTTGCTGCTTCACTTGTTTTAGAGTCGCCAGTAAAGAAATCTTTAACATTTCCGCTTACATCTATTAATGTTTTTACTAAATCAATTACGAACTGTACCGCGGTTTTTACTTCTTCTACTTTTTCCAAGAATACATCCCATATAGCGCCCATAACTGCCCTAGCTTTTGGTGAAACTATCATTAAATAAGATATGCCCCCTACTACGGCGACTATGGCAGCAGCTAAAAGGGTTGCTGGCGCTAACGCTATCCCGATAGCACCGCTAAAGGCTTTCATGGCTGTCGTTACGACCATGACTGTTTTTAGTACTTTAAAGGCTGCTATGGCTGCGCCTATCCCTATAGCTAACGATATGTAAAGTTCTTTATGTTCTATTATGTGTTTTTTTGTTTTTGTAAAAGCTGAACGTAAGTTATCAAAAGCAGTTATTAACGCCGGTATCACCGTGTCTGCTATAACGTCTTTTAACCAGTTCGCTACTATCGGTAGCCATCGTTGCACCGTTTCTTTTACCGGTGTTAGGAAATCTACGACAGCGTTAGCAGCGTTTTTCAGAGCTGGTGTCCATTCTTCAAATTTAGTTATTAAAGCACCTAAGGCAGCAGCCATTTTTTCGGCTATAGGTAACAAAACACGCCCCAACGTTATCCCCAGATTTTTTAACCGGGCATTCAAAATTCTTTGGGTGTTAGCGAGATTTTCAGAGGTCCTATTGAAGTCGCCGGTAGCCCCCTGCGCCCCTAATTGCTGCATAATAAGGCTATGCCGTGCCATTATCTTCTGACCTTCAGATAACTTTTCACCCTGCTCGATCAAACCCATGTTCAAGCCTTCAGCTTCTACCGCTGCTGCCGTCATTAACACGCCGATAGATTGCAACGGTTCAACAGATCCACGCAAACCAGCGTTAAGTTTCGCTAATGCATCTTCCGGTTTCAAGTTATTGAAACTGGCTACGTCCGCTGAGAGTGTTACCAGGTCAGTGCTAAAGGTGCTTAGGTCATCGCCGGTTAATCCTGCCGCTTTTCCGAATACGCCGAAACTGCTAGCTGCTTCTAAAAACTCTGCTTGGGATAGTCCTACCGCTGTGGCTGCGCCTTTAGCGCTGGTTTCTATGCCTTTCGCTGCATCCCCAAATATCTGATTAGCTTTTGAAAGTGACTCTTCGAAATCTACTGCTAGTCCTATGCTTTTAGCGCCTACGGCTGCGAACGCTGCACCGGCAGCCAAACTAAACTTACCTATTTGTTTGGTCATTGTGCCTAGTGATTTGGTGGCTTTGCCCAGTGCGTTGCGTAAGGGTTTGCTATCTCCGGCTACTACTACGTTAATGATGCTCGTTTTTTTAGCCATTTAAAGCCCTGCTTTTTTCTGTATTTTTTTAACGCCTTGAAAGTAGCGGTCTAGGACTTCATCACGGCGTTGATCTAAAGCATCGTAAAGAAAAGGCTGAGGTTTTATCCCCCTTGCTGGGAATCCGAAGTGGATGACCCCCGCGTATGGTACGCGTTTAAAACCAGACCGCACCCTACCGGCGGTTTTGGTTCCTGATGGGCGTATCGTGTCCGCTAGGTTCCCTGTGCGTCGTGGCACTATGTCTTTCGCACGTTCACTTACTATCGTCGCTACGTCTAGGTTTAGTTCTTTCAGGTCTTGCATGTCATCACCCATTTTTCGTAATTCACGGCGTAATTCTTTACCGCCTTGAATTTTGATACTTTGGGTTTTTCTAGCCATTTCGCCTGTTCGCTCTTTCCTGTTCCTTTACGATGTCATTCTGGGCCTTGATAAGCGCCTTAATCATATACGGTTCACACTCCAGCAAATCAGTGACGGGTTGCCCCGTGATAAGCGCTAGCCTAGCGATTGAATATGCGGTGTGTCGCTGTCCAAAAAATCTTTCTCACTCTCCAAAAGTGTTATATCTATTACTTCGCTTACCCATTCGTCAAAGAGTTTCACTACTCGCCCACTTTCACGGGTAGCAGTCCACGCCAGCCAGCAAATATGTTCTATAGACGGGTTGTCGCTGAATGCACCGGCTAGCGTGGTTTTGAATTCTCTTTCAAATGATATTGCTGTCTTTAGGCTTATTGACACTGTGTACGCGTCGCCTTCTGGCGGTTGTACTTGTAGCCTTATGTCAGATCCAAGCATGTTATCAGCTCGTTGCTTTCGTAATCGCACCATTTATCGGCCATGAAACACTAACGGTGCTTAAATCGCCTACGCTGCCATCTACTGGGCTGTATTCGGCCACGAAACACGACATCGTATACGATGGGTTCGTAGCTGCTACTGCCGCCGCTGTTGGCTTAACCACAACGCTAGTAGATGTATTTACCAAAGCGTATAAAGTCGCTTCAACTTTAGCGCTAGCGTAATCTTGATTGAACGTGATATCCAGAGTGCCGGATTCTAAACCGCCCGTATAGGTTCTTGCTGTGTCGCCCATCGCTGTTGTTTCTACTGCATCTGCTGACCTGTTAATAGCGACGCTTGTCACGTGCGCTGAAAGGTCCACCGAATTCACAACGACTGAGGCATTTGTTAAAACTATGTCTGCCATTTTCTATTTTTCCTTCTTAGTTGTAGGGTTTATATCTTTTAAATGAACGCCTATTAAAGCGTCTATGTTTACGCCCGGCAACTGTTTAGCTGTTACCGTGTCGCCTTTTTCGTGACCTGCGAAATTGTCGCTAATCACTTCGTACTTACTCATATTTTAATTCTCCTATATCTTGACATCATGCGATCACGCTTACATCAAACTGTACTCCCAAGAATACAGCGTCAGCGAAGTTAAGGGGGCCATAGTTCCTAGCATTCGTAACCGTGACCGCTGTCGCTTCCCCGTCTAGCGTCTGGTCCGCTTCCAACGCTGTAGGCACTGTTACCAGGTAATCGTTCAATAGTTCTTGGTTGCTGGTGCTTTCAAACCGTTGCGCTGCTACCACAATGTCAAACCGGCATGTGGCTAAACCTGCTGCTACGGTCCCCATTGCTTCATGAAACGTTATGGCATTGTTACTAGGCACGATAATGGCACATGGTGGCGTTAAAAAGTCGGGTACGTAATCGTAAACACTTACAAACCCTTGAGGACTTGAAATTGTCTCTAACCTAACTTTCAGTTCGGCCCTGATGTTGTCGTAATCCATTAGGCTGCTGCCGGTAACTTCAAACCCCGTAACAAGGCGATAACTTCAGGATCTGTTCGACTGATACGCACAAACCCTACGTCTACGCTGCCAGCTTGAAAACCCAACGGGCTGCTACGACGCTGATACAAACGTGCAGCGATAACCAAAGCGCACTGTTTTATCTGATCTGGTATAGCCATGCCGTAACCCCAGAACCCTGTTATTTGGACTGTAGCCCTGCCGTATCGGTCACGTGGCCATGCTGACCCATCTACACGCTTAATGACCCTGTACGGGGCTGCGTTGCCGTTTAGAACGTAATCTGTGGTTATTGTTAGCGTAGTGTCATACGTTCCGTCTAAACCCGTGTCTGTTTTGACTATTAAGCCAGTGGTTTGGGCGATGTCATCACAAAAAACGGTGTAATCGTCATACGGTATGAACGTTTTGGCGGTAGCGCCTGAAGGTACTTCGAAAGTTCGGCCTGTTATTTGGTCGATTTCGGCTTGCGCTGCTGCTATGGCCGCGTTAATAGCTGACGTTTGTGAACTGTCGCTGCTCGGAATTCCTAAATATGTGCGAACGGTAGCTAAATCCGTGTATGCCATTAGTTATTTTTTCTTTGCTGGCGCTTTTTTGGCTGGTGCTTTTTTCTCTGCTTTTTTAGGTTCAGGTTTATGCACTCTGCTGGCTGCCTGCTTTTCCCATAATTCTTGACTCATAATGTTCCTTAAATGTTGAGAGGTGAGGACCGCCACCGGCTACCAGTGACGGCCCTCAAGACTCGTGTTTAAATTAGAAGCTAGGAGCTACCAAGCCAGTTCCGCTGACAACACTCACACCTGTTGGGTATCTTGAACCCATAGCTGCCGCGTAATAGGCATAGCTAACATATGAAAGCGTTAAGCTCATACCGGCTGTTTCTTCCATACGGATAAACGCTGGTTGGCCTGGATCTTCAAAGAGAAGCAGATCAGAACGGCGAACGACATATACTTCGTCTTCGTTTCCGCCTGAACCGCTTGAAGTGGTTACTTTGCCTGATGTTACGATAGGGATACCGGCGATTTGTACGCCTGTGTTTCCATAACCTGCTGCTGGCCCTGTACCCATAGCATTTTGTGGCACATTTGACTGTGGCAAAATAATGGGGCGGCCAGTGGTATCTAGTCCAGAATTAAGCCAGCCTAATCGACGTGGGTGCATGATTATGAGATCAGCGCCTAAGAATCGGTTAGAATTTACTTGCTGGATAGCATCTTGGAGCTTCGGCCAAAATTCCGAAACCGTCGGCGAACCGTCGGTGTAGGAGATTGAGTTAGTACCGCTTACGTTTGTAAGTCCGAGTAGGTTTACGCCTGCGCCAGAACCGTTAAGTATCTGATCTTCAAGAGTAACGGCCATAGCGCCTGCCCTGTCGGCTGCGATAAGGGTATCTACTCCGCTTCCGCGTTCTATTGCCTGCCGACTGACCTGCTGCCCAGATGCAATGGTTTTGACATCGCAAACGAGGCTGGTGTCGTCTATGTCCGTTTCGCTAACTGCGCCGTTCTCTGTTTGAGCTGCTGCGCTAGCGCCGGTAGTGATTCTTGAAATTGTGATACTCATACCGTCTTGTGGTAGTGGGAGTTTCGTGCATTCATTAGCTACTGGCTTTCCTGCCCTGGCTAATTCTGCTGCGAGTTCCGTCAAATAGGCCGGTACGACCAATGCCGAGAAATTGGCGACTGCGCCATCTCTGTATTCTACGGCCATTTCCTTACGGTGTCGGCGGATCCTGTCGGAAGCGTCGATATCGCCGGTTTGGCTGGCGTACAAATCAGAAAAGAAAGACGTGTTACGGTTTTCTTCAGCGTATGTAAGTGGTTCATGTGTTACGACAACGTTTCCGACTGCTCGTACTTCGGTGTCATCCGTGTTAGATACTTCAGCCCTTAGTTTAGCTGCTTCTAAGTTAGCGACCTGAACAGCTCGCAACTCTGCAATGCGGGTGTCTAGTTCTTCTGCCCGTGTTGCTAATTCTTTAAGGTTTGTATCTTCTGTTTCGGTGAGGTCGCGTTCTTCATCTGCTGCGCGCGTAACAAGTCCTGTCTGCGCTTCTGAGATTTCGGCACGTTCCTCTAC